ATATTTTTGTAAGGCAAAATCATAAACTTGATAATCTTGTAATGGCCACTCATCAATTATATTTGTAATACCTGCAACTAAAACAACAATATAATCGAGTGATGAGTCACCATACATTTGCTCTGCAACCGTGTCTGGTCGATCACCATCTCCTATAGTAAACTTATCCAACAATGAAACATTATTTTCTAAAAAATCAAATAATTTTGTTCTACGAAAAATATTCTTTATTAAAAGAAAATCTCTTGAAGAATTTTTATGTGAAAGTGGTGACTGATATGCAATATCAGGAAGTTCTCTAAAATATCCCATTAGAATCCAACTCCATCTGATTCACCCATACCATCATAATCTTCAGAGTAGATAGGATTGAGTTCTTTGAATGTCATATTTAATCTTATACTTACTGGTGAACCATCACCGTAACTTGCATATGTTCCAGCGTTAGTATAGTTAACACTCATTCCTGTCAAAGCACACATCTTAAATTGATTAAGGAATGGATGATCTTGTCCATTATGTAGATATCGAAGTGAAAATACATCTGGAGATTTCAGAAACGCTCCTGATGCTGATCCAGCACTCATTGTTTTTCCTTTTGCGTTCATTGAACTTTTCAATTGTCTTATTATTTGTTTCACTTCCATCATCTCCTCATAATATCTTGGTGTAAATGTTATACTGAAAGGAAAGGATCTGAGGTTCACTCCACCAAATAATAATTCTAGGTTTGAATTTAACACCTGACCTGTTGTTCTAGATATTATACTTGACATACTTACGTTACCACCAAGTTGATTGATAGCAGCACCACTGATAGCATTTCTTATTGCGTTTTGTGTTCCTTCATCAAACCCTTTAAAAGATATTCCTTTTTGCATAAAATCAAGTGCTTGTTGGAATGATTGTCCTGCATCTTTTTGAAATTGACTGGCTGCAGTTATACCTGCAAGTTGAAATATGTTCATTTTATCTTCACCCCAACTCACTGTATTAGAATCACTTACCTCTTGAGGAATTGGTAATTCAACATAATATTTTATATTTTGATTACGACTCATACGACTGTTTGCATCAGTCACATTCATTGATACACCGCTATATCCAGTCGTAGCATATTCACCAGGTTTATAACTTTTACCCCTATATTTTCCAGCCTCTGTAACAAGAGATTTTTCCTCTTTATATGTTAGTCCAAGTCCACCCACTCCACCTTCAGGTGCCATATATTCAATACACTTAATTAGTAATGTATCACCAGTTTTTTCACCAGGTCCTCTTGCAAGTGGATATCCTAATCTCATCTTGAAATTTTGTCTGCGAGGAGTGGTATCACCTTTTGCTCCTGTCCCTCCAGTTGTATTTTTATCTCCTATGAATTTATTTCCGTTCGGTCCGCCTGTGCTTTTATATTTTGGATCTTTTGAAAAATCTGGTGATGGTTTAGAGGCATTCAGAGCCGCCTGTTCAGCATCATCTTCCCTAAATGAAGACAATCCATATTTCTTTATTAATTCTTTTCTTGATAAGGTTTTATTTTTTCCCCTATTTCTATAACCACTTGTTCTTGGCATATCGACCTAATTTTTAACTATTTAGTACGATTTTGACAAAAGGAATTGTTCTTAAATCTCTTAGTTCCATTTCATCTACTTGATATAATCCACCTATGACTTCTGGATATGTATAATTTCTTACATCACCCCAATGATAATTTAATCCCTTGAATCCCCAATCAAATACTCCAGTAACTGCAACAAGTGGATGAACATCATATGGGATACCAGGTGTCTTAGCCCTATAAGCAAACACATAATAATTACCAACCGATGGAACATTACTTCCTTCAGTCAGCACTCCTAATATTTCTGTTGCTAAATCATCTGCACTTTCTGTGCCGACAAGATTTTTCATTATCGGGTCTATTCTACTCATATTCCTAATTCTTTTTCTGTAACTACTTTAAATACCCATTGACGATCTGCACAAAACTCTTTTGCCATTTTCCACTTTGCTTGATTTTTTGCATACTCATATGCTTCACGAATATATCCTTTAGTTTGTCTTTTTGGTTTCACTGGAGGTTTTGTTTGTTTTGCTGGTTTAACTTCAATCACATAATTTTTTATTTTACCATTTGTTTCTTTCACTTTCATATAAAAATCTGGAAAATATCTGTGCACTCGATTATCAATCGGAGAGCGATAAGGTATCGCTATCTCTTCACTTGCCCACTCTAAAATATTTTGATTTTTGTCACAATATACCATGAACTTTCTTTCCCAAAGTGACCTGTAAATAATATTAGTTGGATCACCTTTATACTTTCTGGGAAATGAAGGATAGTATTTTCCCTTATAAGACATCTAAATAACTATACTATAGAAGTATTTAGAGTGCCAGCACCAAGACCGAGAAGAATATCAGATATAATGCCTAAGTTACAAAATGTGGCTCAGACATCAAATTATTTTGTAAGATTTTCATTACCACCAAGTGGTTTAAGAAATCATTTAAGAAGAAAGGGTATAGACTCAAGATTCATTGCAGATAATGTAGGATTATTATGTTACAATGCAGCTTTGCCAGGAAGTGCATTAGCATCACAAAATATTACTGGGGATTTTCAAGGTATGGTTGAGAGATTTGCCCATACTCGTAATTTTACTCAAGTTAATTTTGAATTTTATGTTGATAATGAATATAAAACAATGAAATTCTTAGAGCATTGGATGGAATATATCACTGGTTCAAATCAAACAGATCCTGGCAATGATACTTATTATTTTCAATTAAATTATCCAAGAGACTATAAATCAAATGATACAACCATCGTAAAATTTGAAAGAGATCATAAAAAGTTTTTAGAATATAGATTTATTGGTTTATTTCCATTATCTTTAAACTCTGTTCGTGTTCAATATGGTAATTCACAAGTCTTAAAAGCTACTTGTTCATTTAGTTATGATAGATATATTTCAGGTGAATCATCATCACTCGCAAGAGATTTAAGAAAAGCTTATAATGATTTAGGATTTGGTAGAGGAAACCCAATAAAAGATGGAATGTCGTTAAAAGATAATCAACTAAATGAGATGGCTGCACGTTCAACTTTTAGATATTTGAATTTACAGTCAAATCCAACGGGAACATTTACATCATTAATTGGTGGAAATCCCGTACAGAGTACTATTAATATGTTGAATAGTACAGGTCAATTGAACTAATTTAAGGTTTGAAAAACCTCTATAAATAATTTTACTGAAGTGCTATAATTATTATGCCATTACCAACCATTTCAACTCCAACCTATGAGTTGGTGTTGCCTTCGTCAAACAGAAAAATAAAATTTAGACCTTTTTTAGTTAAAGAGGAGAAGATTCTTATTCTTGCAATGGAATCTCAGGATACCAAACAAATTGCAAATGCAGTCAAGAATGTCATCACTCATTGTATTCTTACAAAAGGTATAAAGGTTGAAAAACTTTCAACATTTGATATAGAGTATTTGTTTTTAAATATTCGTGGCAAATCTGTTGGAGAAGATATTGAAGTTATGGTTACTTGTCCAGATGATGGAAAAACACAAGTACCTGCTTTAATTAATATTGATACTATAAAAGTTCAAAAGAGTGATGAACATGAAAAGGACATCAAACTTGATGACCAGTATACATTAAGAATGAGATATCCATCACTAAATGAATTTATTAAGAATAATTTTGCGACTGCTACAGAAATGAATGTAGATGATACATTTGATTTGATAGCATCTTGTATAGATCAAGTTTATTCTGAAGAAGAATCTTGGGCTTCCGCTGATTGTACTAAAAAGGAATTATCAAATTTCTTAGAGCAATTGGATTCAAAACAATTCAAGGCAATTGAAAAATTCTTTGAGACGATGCCAAAACTGTCTCATACAGTTAAGGTAACAAATCCGAATACTAAAAAAGAGTGTGAGATTGTATTAGAGGGGCTACAGAATTTTTTCGGGTGAGTATGGCTCACGAAGATCTTGCGTCATACTATAAATTAAATTTTGCTTTGATGCAGCACCATAAATATAGCTTAACAGAGCTTGAGAATATGATGCCTTGGGAAAGGGAAATTTATGTTTCACTTCTACAACAATATGTTGAGGAAGAAAATTTAAAAGCACAACAACAACAAAATAGTTTATAATGGATGAGGAACAAGGGTTAGCATCACCACTCGCAGGGGGTATTTCAGCCGTCCGAAGGACGGTATCTTCTAGTGTCTTTGGTGGTCGTCAAGCACCCGTTCAAGCTCAACCAGACCCACAAACAACAAATTTACTTCAACAGAATTCTTTAGCACTTAATAATGTATCAGCACAACTCACAAACATATCTCAGCAAGTTTCAGGGTTGAATGGTTCATTAGCTGCAATTCAAGAAAATTTAGCTGTAAGTGACACTTTAGAGAGACAAAGAGAAGCAGCAAAACAAAATCGTGAAGCGATATTAGCAGAGCAAGGATTAAGAGAGGGAAAAGAAAGTCAGATAGAAAGTCGTATTCAACAAGCACTAACATTTCCAGTTCGTAGATTAGCACAGAAAACACAGTTTGGATTATCAAGATTAACTAATTTCTTCCTAATACTAGCAGGTGGTTGGTTGACAAATACACTTGTTGATATGATTCAAGCGAGTGCAGATAATAATACAGACTTATTCAACCAGCTAAAAAATAAACTACAACAACAACTATTAATTGTTGGTGGTACGATGGTCGCAGTAAGTTTAGGATTCAAGGCAATTCTAAACGGAGTCAGTGCATTAGCAGCATCTGCTCTCAGATTAGGTAAAGGAGGAATATTATCAGTACCATTTAATTCTATAGCATTAGGATTAGCAACTGGAGCACTTATTTTTAATAATAAAATAATACCTAAGACTGGTAATCAGGGAGTCGATTTACTCACACAGGGATTAGCGTTTGCAGGAGAGATATCTTTATTTAATTTTTTCAAAAGAAAATTCTTTCCTGAAGTAGGGGAAAAAGCAAGTTCATCAATTGTAAAGTCAGGCACTAAAACAGTTGTAAAAGAGGGAACAAAATCAGCGATAAAGAATGTTGGTGGAAAAGGATTTATGGGATTGCTCCGTAAATTAGCAGTACCATTAAGAGGAAAAGGTGGTGCAATCGGTGCATTCTTGATAGATTTTCTTATATTTGGTGAGGATTTAGATAGAGCAATAGCAGGTGCAGCAGGATTCTTCGCAGGTGCAAAAGTGGGTGCTGCGATTGGTGCTTCGATTGGTGCTTTATTTGGAGGAGTTGGTGCAGGACCAGGAGGAATTATCGGTGGTATTATTGGTGGATTTATAGGTGGTGAAGCAATGAAATCATTACTAGGTGGAATAAAAAGATTATTTGGATTTAAGACAAAAAATGATGATGAGGAAGAATCAGAGAAAGAATTGAACTTTGAAGATGGTAGTTTACAAAGAGTTGAAGATCAGGATGTTGTTGTTGGTATGAGAAGAGGAGGTATAGTTCGTGGTCCTAAAATTAATAAGGATATAATTCCAGCATTATTAACACCAGGTGAATTTATTATGACAAGAGAGACAACTGATAGAATCGGTGCAAGTTTCTTTGAAGCATTAAACAAAGGTGGAATGGTCGATAAATCAATTACCCCAGTTAATAAAATGGAAGCAAATAATGTCGCAGAGAAAGTTTCAAGTTTAGAGGAGGGTGCAGCCGAAATTGTTACATTTCCTATGGCAGGGCAAGGTGGGGGTGCAGATGCAACATCTGATGGTTCAGGTGGTGAACCTGCCGATAATGTACCTAACATAGGATTTAATGAAAGTAATATTCATACTTTATATGCTTCTTCAGTGTACGGAGCTAACGCATAATGTCTTTACAGTCTAGACGAAATTCATTATTTAAATCATCGATTAGTATTAAATCGATAGGTGACTCAGTGCAAAAATTTTCTAAAAGTTTAAGGGGTGCTAGAAAAAATGCTGATCAAGCGATAAAGACTATAAGACAGAAAAATATATTTAAAAGAGGTTTGGTTCGTAATGATGATTTATATTTTAGAAAAAGGCAAGAAAATATAAGAAGAAAAGACAGAGAGGATGAACTTGAAGCGTCATCAGTTCAAGGTGCACCAAAAACACAGGGAACAATTCTTGGAAAGAGCACTAGAGGATTTCTTGGAAGAATCTTGGACTTCTTAGGTATTTTGTTAATAGGATGGGCAATATCAAATTTACCAAAAATAATTCAAGGTATAGAGGGTTTAATAAAAAGAATTTCATCAGTGACAGGAATATTAAGTCTTTTTGTTGATGGTATAAAATTTGTTCTCGGTGGTATTGGAACTATAATATCAAATGCATTATCAAGTTTGATGAGATTTGATTTCCTAAATCAAAAGAAAGAGATAGAGGCTGGAATAGAAGGTGCGTCTACAGGACTAGCCTCATCAGTAGATGAAATAAATCAAGCATCAGCACAATTTCAAGATCCAGAAAGTTTTGGATTACCAGATCCACCAGGTTTTGAAATGGATACTGAACAGGAACAAGACAATAAAGAGGAAGCAGCTAAATTTGACCCTCAAAATAGAGGTCAAGAACCTGCTGAATTGACTCAAGTAAAAAAAGAGTTGAGTGATGTAGCTGATAAACAACAGGAGGAAGAAGAAGAGGAAGAAGTTGTTCAAGGAGATTCAGATGATATAGAGGGTGTAAAAAATGATTTAGAATCATCATTAACTGCAGATGAAGGTGGAGGTGGAGGTGGAGGCAGCTCACCTGCAGCTGCTGGTGGATCTGATGTTACTGACCCACAAGATGAATTAAAGAAAAAACAACAGGAAGCATTGTCCTCTTCTAAAAAAAGAAATAAAACAGGTAGAAATAGAAGAAGAAGTTCATCTTTCTTAGAGACACCTGAGACTGTCGAAAATATAAGTCAGAGTGTGACTCCAACAACGACTACACTTCCTCTTGCTGATAAGTATGATCCTGATTTTGAGGGTAGTGTAGATGGAAAAAGGAAGGTTGATTTATCATCACTTGTGACACCATCTAAAAAAGAAGTAAATATAGAGACAGAAAGAAAATCTAAAAACAAAGTAATGATAATTGAGAAACCAATGCAGACTGCCTCATCTGGTGGTATGGCATCTGGTGGATCATCATCGAGTTCTATTCCTGAAGTTAGAGATGAACAAATCCTAATGAGTATGCAGAGCACTTCAACACTTAAGTACACATAATGGCAGCAGTAGATAAATCCATATACGAAAAAATAACCTTATCATCAGTCAACGGAGCTAAAAGTGCTGATATAAGAACTGGTGTTGTAAGTTTAAATTACTATGAAGACGTTTTTTCACCAATGATTACAGCTAGAATGGTTGTTATTAACACTGGAAACACTATAAAAGGTGATGATGGGAAAGTGCAGTCATTATATAATGGTTTTCCGTTGAGAGGTGGTGAAAAAGTTGAAATTAAAATAGCAGGAAATTCTCCAGACAACGATGGTCTTGAATTTCAAGATTTGTATGTAGGTTCAATTACTGATGTTGATATTGATGCAGAGCGAGAGATGTTTGTTTTAAATTTAATTTCAAGAGAAGCAATAACAAACGAAACAGTAAGAGTAGGTAAAAAGTTTCCATCATCTCAAAAAATATCAGATAGTGTTGAAGATATTGTAAAAAATTACTTAAGTTCTGATAAACTATATGATATGGATGAAACACAAAATCCTTATGGGTTTATCGGTAATATGAGAAAACCGTTTACTGTTTTGACAATGTTAGCATCAAAGTCTGTACCTGGTAATGTTTCTGGTAAAGATGCAACTGCGGGTTATTTCTTTTTTGAGACACAAAAGGGATTTAGATTTAAATCAGTTGATGCTCTCATAAGAACCAATCCATTTCCTAAAAAATATGTTTATAAACCAGGCATAGTTGATAGAGATGATAAAACTAAAGATTATAATATTATTGCTTTTACAACGACACGAAATCAAAACTTATTAGAAAATCTTGAGAGGGGAGCATATTGTAGTAATCGAACATACTTTAATCCTCTTACATTTACATATACACCGACTGCTCAAAGAGAATTTAAATTAGAGGATTACTCAGGTAAAATTGAAAATCTTGGTGAAGACATCAATGTTGTTCTTCCTTCTTTGAGTGCAAACGATAGTCGTACTCTGGCGAGTGTGCCAAGTAGATATATTTGTGGTATATTAGATATAGGAATCACAGATAAAGATGTTTCACTGGATGAAAATGCTGATCCAGCAAAAATTCATTCACAAGCAATGATGAGATATAATACACTTTTTACACAAATTTTAACTATGACTATCCCCTTAAATACAAATTTAATCGCTGGTGATATAATTAATTGTGAATTTCCCAGAATAGATATGGAGAAGAAAAAAGGTCCTGATGAAATTCAAAGTGGTCTTTATATGATTAAGAAGTTAACTCACTTTTTTGATGCAAAAGGTTCTTATACAAAGTTACAACTTTGTAGAGATACGAACGGGAGGAAGGCAAAATGATTGAAAATTCATTAATGCAAAGTAACTTTCTCGGAAGAGATGGTTTTAAATGGTGGGTAGGACAAGTTGCACCAGAAGAGGCACAAGGAAAGCAAATTAATGGAGATGGATGGGGTAATCGAGTCAAAGTAAGAATTATGGGTTATCATCCTGATAACGATGTAGAACTTAAGAATGAAGATTTACCTTGGGCACATATTCTAAAATCTCCAGAGGGAGGGTCTGGTAGAGCAGGTCGAGGTAAACCTACTCAAATACTACCTGGCGATAATGTGCTTGGATTCTTTTTAGATGGAGACATTGCACAACAACCCGTAATCATAGGTGTTTTTTCAAGTTCAACTGCTGCTGCTGAAATATCAAAAGATAAAACATATTCACAACCTTTTGTTCCGTATACAGGATACACCAGTAAAATTAAACCAAATGATAATATTGCACAGAGTGAAGCAGGTGATCAAAATAAAGAAGCAAGTCCATCAAATAGACAAGTTGATTCAGAAACAGCAGAGCAAATAACAGCAGCAACAGGTAAAGTAACAAAAGTTGCAAGTTCAGTTTTAGGAACGACAATAACATTTGGAGATACAAGTGGTGCTAGATCAGCAGTAACAAAAGTAAATGGTGAAATAAAAAATGCACTTAAAGATTTTAAAAACGCAACTCCAGCACTAAAAAATAAAGTACTAGCAGACGCATCAAGAAACTTAGCAAGTATTTCAACTTCAATGTCATCTAATATGATAAAATCTACATTCGATAATATGGCTCCGATGATGAATGATGGTTTGAATAAACTCTACAAAGATAAGTTTGGAGCTGTACTGGCAGAGACAGGTGATCTTGCACTAGCAAAAAAAGTTGCAAGTTTTGCACAAAAAGCAAAAGTACCCTCAATTTTAAATATTGAAAATGCAATACCTTGTATGATGAAAAATGTTACAGATAAGTTAGAGAGTAACATTTCAGATTTACTAGCTCCTTTATTGAACAATGTACAAAATTTTAATGATTGTATTGGTGATCAATTTAATGCTGGTATTATGAATAGTATAATAGGTAGTATAGATGAGGCAATCGGACCTATGCTTGGAGATTTAGGTGATATATTTCCAAGTGATATAGGTGGAATGTTAAGAGAAAAAGCGGATGGATTGTTAGGTATATCTGATGCTTTAGGTGGTTGCGATTTACCGACTGCATCGTCAACACTTGGGCAAAAAACAAATCAGTGGACAATAGGGAAAGGTCCAAAAAGTATGGCAGTTAAATCAATTGAGGAATTAGCAGGTACGCTATCAAGTGTTGCTAACGCTGCTGAGTCTTTGAAAGAGGCAGCGGAAGGAACAGGTGTTTTTAATAATTTATTAAGTGGTGTTAATCTTAATTTACCAAACATAGAACTTCCAAAATTACCTTTAGCTCTAGGTTCAGTCGCTGCTGTCACGGGTGCATTTGATTTTATGACACCTCTTGTTAATAACAAGGGTTATCGAAGTGGATTAGGTGATTGTTTTACGGGAACACCATCTAATTGTTCAGGTATAAAGGTAAATGTATTTGGTGGAAACGGTAAGGGTGCAGCTGCTAAAGCAATACTAGGTGGATTAGTTGGTGATGCAGTAGCAGGACAAACTGGAAGTTTAATTGGTATACAGATGACGAATATGGGGTCTGGATATACCATACCACCATTTGTAGAAATAGTAGATAATTGTAATCAGGGATATGGAGCAGTTGCAAGAGCGACAATTGATTACGATAAATCATCACCCACTTATGGTAAAGTTACGGATATAGTAGTTATAACTGGTGGTGAAAATTATCCAGTTATTGAAACTGCAGATGAAAGTTACACAGTTGATCACGTTGCCATAGTAAATCCAGGTAAAGGTTATGAGGAGAAGGATGAAATAACTGATCAACAAGGAAATAAGTACACTAAATTTGTTGATGAACAGGGAAGACTACTTAATGTTATTCCCCCAAATCCAGAAAATGAAAATGTAAAAGAAGTTTCTGAATTACCAGAACTAACTATTAGGACAAGCACAGGCTCAGGTGCGATACTAAGAGCACAATTAGCACCTAGACCTGAGTATCAAGGAGAAATAAAAGTTGTTATTGATTGTATTACACCTCGTGACGGTATTGTTGGGTTTGTTAATGGTGAACCTTACTATGGTGCTTTCCATATTATGCCAAATGGTGTTAAGATGACAGGTGCAAAACACTCTGATAGTGATTTTATAATATACGATACTCCTCAAGAAAGTCGAACATCAAGGGGAATGATGACAACTGGATCTACTATGACAACTGTTGTATCTGCAGAACAAGTCACATATGAACAAGGTGAAGTAGTTACTCCAACTGAAACTCAAACGATGGTTGACTCATCTGAAGGAACTGGTACAATAAATTATGAAACAAGTACACCATCAACTCCTACATCTTCACCACCTGCATCAAGTCCTCCATCATCTCCTCCCAGTTCTCCACCATCTGGTGGCGGTGGCGGTGGATATGGTGGATACTAATAAATACTTTTAAAAAGAATGGCGACAAAACCAAACGAAAACTGGCAAGAAAGAGTATATGAAGCTTTTACATCAAATGTAAAACTT